CGATCAGTTAATGTATCAGGGCAAAGCCCCACAGTTTTCTGACACAAAAGCAGCTCGCATGCCAGCATTCTTTGAACATGCAAACACCAACCTCCCACAATATGCTTGAGTCCATCATTGGACCAACCATTAGTTCTATACAAGTAGAGCTAGAAGAAAACTTCCCACCCCTTAACCCACATCCGAAGCAAAGCATCAGCGAAGTCATGTACTTAGCTGGTCAACGCTCGGTGGTCGAGTGGTATAACAAACGAATCAGTAAAGATGAAATGTAATGGCTAGAAAATCTAGAAGTAAACAACGAGGCAAAGGCGTCGGAACACGTAGTGGTACTGGAGGCGGCAGCAGTAATAGCGGCGGCAACAGTCGTGGTTCTGGTACTGGTGGTGGTGCTCGCGGTAGCACTGGTGGTGGTCAGAAAGGTGGTAGTGGTAAAGGAAGCACAAGTAGTGGTAAAGGAAAAACCACTAACACTGGACCTCGAGGAAGATCTGGGGCAGGCACTGGCGGAGGCCAGACGTCTAGTAAGGGACCAACACGTCGCCAACAAGCCGCACAAGACAGAAAAAAGGCTCTAGCAGCCCAGTCATACAAAGGGAATCAGGCCTTTGGAAGCGGAAACCTTCCAAGTAATTATAAAGCGACAGAGGCTAAAGCTTTTAAAGAGGCAGCTGAATTTAAACAAAAACAAGCTGCAAGAAATGCACAGTTAGGTATAAACCTAAAAAACTTTGATGCTAAATCATACTTAGCCCGATATAAAGATCTTAGTGATGCGTTTGGTACTGATGAAGCTGCGGCTCGTCAGCACTACAAAACTTATGGGTTTAATGAGAACAGAGATATATCTCAATTCACCGCTCCGTCACCTCAAACTACTGTACCGTCTGGATCATTTGGTATTAGTGAAGAAGGCAAGGCTCAAGCAGAAGCTAATAGAGATTCTTATGCACGAAACAATGATCCTGTGGGATATATTGCGAGAAATGTAAACCCACTAAGTATAGCGGGAGCTGTAGCTCAAGATGCAGCAAGCCTTAATCAAAGATACAACCAAGACATTACAGGTAGGCAATACAGCGAAGAAGGTAAAACAGCTTTATCTGAAGGTCCACGAGAGTCAACTTTAAAAGGAGATGTCAGAGATGCCATCAATTCAGTTAAAATCAGTTCAAACATCAAAAATGCACAACCCTCTGGGAATGAATCAGTAAGAGATGCTAGACTTAACGCTTTCGCAGGGTCAAACCCACAAGATGTTGCAAATATAGCACAGAAAGCTCTTGGTATAGCCGAGAATAGTCAGATCGTGAATACTCTTGGTCAAGCGTATGGACTTCCTTCAAACTTTCAGTCGCAGATACAGGACTCTAGAGAAGGATTACAAAATAACTATTTAAATACTATAAGGATTGGCGATCCAGTTTCTACTCGAGCAGCACTATCTGATTTTGCTGCAAATATAGGTAGAGATCCTGACATCGGATTAATAGGACGTGGTGCTTATCAAGCTTCGGAAGGCACAGGTAATCTAGGAGATAGGATAGTTGGTGCATTTCAAGATGGAACAGGAGTAAATGCTCAAGGTATGAGTATTGCAGCATCTCCCTCGATACAAGGTTTGAATAGAGACGAGAGGGGTATAATGGGATCCTTATATAATTATTTTGGATCTAATATGGCAAGAGATGTAGCAATGGAAAATTATACAGGAGACATACATAATCTACCTCAAGGTGAAGGTTTTGATGCTTTGAGTTTTACACAATTTGCACAGAACATGGCTAGTAATGCTACCGATCCGACATCAGTGACGTCTGTAACAGGAGGAAAGCTTGCAGATACACTAGGTATAGGTAAAGGTGGACCAACACCGGGTAGCCTTATTAAAGGTGTAACAGGCATAAACTTAGGTGGTGGTGATAAGGCTTCTACCACAAGCACAAGCACAAGCACAGGCACAGGCTCAAGTCTTACTATCGGAGGTGGTGTTGATACAGGTACAGATACAGATACAGGCGGAGATCTTACTATCGGAGGTGGTGATGAGGATGATGGTACTACTACAACTCCTAAACCACCAGCTACACTTGTACCCTCAACAACTACAACTCCGGGAAGTGGCAGCTCAGGTGGCAGCTCAGGCACTCCAGACTCAGGTGATGTTTCTGGCTATACTCCCGGTACTGACGGTCCCGGCCCGGGCAGCTCAATAGGTGGAGGTTCATTTACTCAGACTCTCAAAGGTCTAAGATTTAATGACCCTGCTTATCGTGCTAGACTTAGAAATAGAAGACGTGGCCTACGAGGTTTCAGAGGAACGTTTAACAGAGCTCCACTACGAAACCGAATGAAAATTAAATCATAAACAATGACAGCAAAATCTAGGTATGATAATTTATCCAGTGATCGTTCCCAGTTTTTGACCGAAGCGGAAGACGCAACAAAACTTACACTACCATATCTTATACGTGGTCACGAAGACTACCATAAAGGTATGAAACAACTGAAGACACCTTGGCAGTCTGTTGGGGCTAAAGGAGTTGTAGCGTTAGCATCAAAGCTATCGCTATCTCTCGTACCTCCACAGACTAGCTTCTTTAAGCTACAGCTAGATGAATCACAGTTGGGTGAGGAGTTTGAACCACAGGTAAAATCAGAACTTGACTTATCCTTTGCAAAGATAGAACGCACCATCCTTGATGCTATCGCAGCATCAGATGATCGTGTAGTAATACACCAAGCATTACAACATCTAGTTGTAGGTGGTAATGCACTTGTCTTTATGGGTAAAGAAGGACTGAAGTTATACCCTCTTAATCGCTACGTGATAGAACGAGACGGCAACGGCCATGTGATTGAAATTATTACAAAAGAAAGGATCAATAAAGATCTTATCCCTTCCTACTACGAGATCATGCCAAAGAAAATGGTAACAGATCAGGACGAAGAGGAAGAAGAATGTGATGTCTACACGCATTGCAAGCGTGACAACAACAGATTTGTGTGGCATCAAGAGGTGCACGATAAACGTATACCCGGCACACAAGGTAAAGCCCCAGTCGATAGCACACCATGGCTACCACTACGATTTAATACAGTAGATGGAGAAGCTTATGGTAGAGGTAGAGTAGGACAGTTCATCGGAGATCTTAAGTCTCTTGAAGCATTGTCTCAAGCTATAGTAGAAGGCAGTGCAGCAGCCGCTAAGGTTGTGTTTACTGTATCACCATCATCTACAACTAAACCACAGACGCTAGCAGCAGCTGGCAATGGTGCTATTGTACAAGGTAGACCAGAAGACATAGGTGTAATACAAGTCGGTAAGACAGCTGACTTTGCCACGGCATTGCAGCACATGCAGACGCTTGAGAAGCGATTGAACGAAGCGTTCCTAATCCTGTCAGTTCGACAGTCAGAACGTACAACCGCAGAAGAAGTTCGTATGACACAGTTGGAGTTAGAACAGCAACTTGGCGGCCTCTTCGGATTGCTCACGATTGAGTTCTTAGTACCTTATCTCAATAGAAAACTTAGCATATTCCAGAAGACAGGTGAGATACCACGTATACCAAAAGGTATGGTGAAGCCTATCATTGTAGCTGGTATTAATAGTTTAGGTAGAGGTCAGGATGTACAAGCACTTGGTGGCTTTCTGTCAACCATTGCACAGACAATGGGACCAGACGCTATCATGCAATATATAAATCCAGATGAGGTTATTAAAAGACTAGCAGCTGCACAAGGTATAGACGTACTTAATCTTGTGAAGAGCGTGGAAGAAAGGCAGCAAGAAGAGCAACAAGCAGTACAACAAGAAGCTGAGATGGAAGCTATTAAAGGTGCACCAGCTCTTATGAAAGCACCAATGCTAGATCCAAGTAAACAACCACAACAACAGCAACAACAACCACCACAACAATAATAACATGGAAGGAAATACACTAACTATGGAGTCTAATGTTGAGACTACAAGTCTTGACAATCTCTCAGCTGATGAGCAAGACTCCTTAGCTGTTGGTGAGAAGATGCAAGAAGCTCAGGAGAACCTACTAGCTGGTAAGTACAAGAGTGCTGAAGAGTTAGAAAAGGGTTATCTTGAGCTACAACAAAAGCTCAACACTAACAAAACAGAGCCTGCACAGGAAGAAGTAGAGGAGGTAGAAGAAAGTAAAACAGCCAAAGTAGAGAGCAATATACTTGATCAGTTATGGGATGAATCAGGAACTGAACAGGGGTATACTAAAGAAACTCTCGACCAACTACGTAAGATGAGTGTTGACGAGATTGCAGAAATGCATCTTGATTACAGAAACTCTACACAGGAGGCTGCACAAAACAAAGATTTTTCTGAAGCAAATATAACAGAACTTAAAAATGTAGTAGGCGGAGCAGAGAACTACTCTAACATGATAAACTGGGCACAAGGTGCTCTCAATGAAACAGAAGTCAATATGTTTGACGCTGTTATGGCTAAAGGAGATCCGCTAGCTGCATTCTTTGCAGTCAGAGCTTTAGGCTATGCATATAATGACGCTGTAGGATATGATGGTAAGATGGTACAAGGTAAAGCACCTAAACAAAGTAACGATCAATTCCGTAGCCAACAGGAAGTTGTAAGAGCTATGGCTGACCCACGTTACGAAGAAGATCCAGCATATCGTAGAGATATTATGGAGAAACTAGAGAGATCACCAAACGTAAACTTTTAGGAGAAAAAAAATGCCGATGGGAAAAGGAACCTATGGTTCAAAAAAAGGTAGACCAAAGAAAAAGATGAGCAAAGGCTTATCTAAACTACCTGTAGCAGTACAAAAGAAAATTCTTAAAAAGAAAAAGTAATGGCTTATCAGGAAGATTTAATCATGTCTATATATAATAGAGGTGAGCCCGGTTTAGCTATGAGTAAACGAGGAGATATGGCAAAAGAGTGGTACGAAGGTTGGAAGAAAGATAACGGAGTACCGTCAGATTCTAACGCACTACCACCTGTAGATTCTACACCACCTTGGGCTAGACCTTATCTTTTCCCGAGAGCTGAAGCAGCACCTAACAACAATTCGATGTTAGCTAAAGGTTTTGTTAAAAATGTCGGAGAGCCTATGGGTATCATGAGTGCTACTCAAGGTATGAAAATAATAGACGAGACAGAAACCAATCCTTTAAAAAGAGAGCTAAGAAGAATCCGCATGTTTAAAAGCAACCCAATAGACCCCGGTTTAGGGGGAGTATAATGGCAGTAAAAAACAAAAACGTATCCCTTAAAATTGGCAAGCACAAAAGCCGTAAGGGAGGTCTCACAGCAGCCGGTAGAAAGAAGTATAACGCAGCTACTGGCTCCAACCTCAAGGCTCCACAGCCCGGAGGTGGTCCACGCAAGAAATCTTTTTGTGCACGATTCAAAGGAATGAAAGGTCCAATGAAAAAACCAAACGGCAAGCCTACACGTAAGGCACTTGCTATGCGACGATGGAAATGCTAATGGCATACAAAAAGAAAGGCAGCAAGTGTGGCTGCAAACATGGAGGCAAAAAACGCTAATGGCTAAAACATATGATCTTGATACTGGTGGAGAAACCAGTTCAATTCCTGAGAGACAGAACCTTAAGAAGGTAGCTCTAAACCAAGGCCCAAGTACTCCAGTAAAAGTTTACGAAGATGTAGATGGGTATGGTAAGAAGTACAAAAGAGTACTACATAACCCCGGAGCAGGCTATCCTGTCAAAAAAAGAGGTAAAATCTAATGGCTAAAAGAGGTCTATACGCAAACATACACGCCAAGAGAAAGCGGATCAAAGCTGGCTCTGGCGAGACAATGAGAAAGGTGGGTTCTAAGGGTGCTCCCACCGCCGCTAACTTTAAACGGTCAGCGAAAACAGCAAAACCTTACAAGAAAAAAACCACCAAAAAATAATGACAGACAAATTAATTAACATCTATCCAAACGAAACTCCACCAAGAGTTATCGAAAACTATCCAATTAACAAACATCCAATTATGACAAACGAAGCAGAAAGATTTAATGGCTGGGCAGCTATGCTCGGATTCGTAGCAGCAGTAGGTGCTTACGCAACAACAGGACAAATCATCCCCGGTATATTTTAATGGCAGCTATCTCAGTAACAAGAGGTAGTCAAACTTCCAACTGGCAGAGCTTCTGTGAGTGGGTTACAAGCACAAACAACAGACTATATGTAGGTTGGTTTGGTGTCTTAATGATCCCTACATTGCTAGCCGCAACAACTTGTTTTATTCTCGCCTTCATCGCAGCACCGCCTGTAGACATAGACGGCATACGTGAGCCAGTTTCCGGCTCGTTACTATACGGAAACAATATTATATCTGGAGCAGTAGTTCCAAGCTCCAACGCAATAGGACTGCACTTTTACCCAATATGGGAAGCCGGTACACTAGATGAGTGGTTATACAACGGCGGACCATATCAACTTATTGTCTTCCATTTCCTCATAGGTGTCGCAGCTTATGCTGGTAGACAGTGGGAACTATCTTATAGACTCGGTATGAGACCGTGGATATTTGTTGCTTACACAGCACCTCTATCCGCAGCACTCGCTGTGT